ACTTTTTCTTTCCATACATCAATTTTCATCAAATCGGCTTGAGTTGATGGGTTTGTTAAACTTAATGTAAAGTTTGATATTTCATCTTCAAAACCTAAAATGAATAAATGTATAATTGCAATTTTATTTAATTCAGAAATCATATTTTTCTGAATTCTGTTAATAGTTCTTGCAAAACGAATATCTTGTAATGATAAGTTTTTACCATCACCAACAGTTTCTTCAAAACCTAAAAACGCTTTAGGGACACGAAGAGCTGTTAATAATTTCTTTTGTATGTATTCTATGTCGGCAATTTCAGATAAGTTTTGTGCTCCAGCTAATGTCTCAATAGGACTTGCTTGTGCAGTATCTCTAACAGGTACAAAATAATCTTGGTCAACCGCCATTTGATTAAATCTCATATCCACGTTACCTGTTTTTTGGTCAACAGTTTGACTTCTCTTAAATTTGTTCGCAAATCTTTGGATATACGGTTCAACATCTGCATCATCCATGTTTCCAACAAATACTTTAAATACACGTCTTTCAGGTGCTCTTGATGTTCTGTAAATTAACATTGCATCTTCAGATAACAATAATTGTTTCCAAATACGACGAGCCTTTTCTAACATAGAAGTTCCATAAGGAAGTCTTCTATCATCACCAAGTAATCTGAAGTGAGCAATCTCCCAAGTATTAAATTCTAAATCCTTTTGTTTCCATTTGAATTTCAAATGTTTCTTTTCAGGATTTGTTGTTGAGTCAGTTGAGTGAGAACCCATTCCAGCCTCAAGTCTTTCAATCTCAATGATTGGTAATTGCATACAACCAACTACACCTTTTTCAGGGTCTAATTTTATATAAACAAAATTATCACCATACTTACATGTGTTTCTTGTCCACATAGGTAAGTTTGTATTAATATCTAAAGCATTGTTAAATAAATCACCAAGAATTGATTTAATTCTTGATGATTCAGAATAAATTTGTAACATAAAACCATTCTGGTCTATAGTTGTAGATTCTTCTGCATATATATCAAGAGCAGCACCAATTTCAGGAGTAAATTCCATTGACTCATAGTCATAAAAAGAAGCTAAACGAGTTGGTTCATAATATACTGCCTGTGTGTAAAGATTGTTTTCAATTCTACCCCATTGGTTTGCTAAGTAATATGTTTGTTGTGCCTGAAGTTTTTCTCTTTCGTATTCAGACTTAGAAGTTGTTTTTAATAACTCACTTTTATCATATTTGTATGTAGGATAATCCTGACCCAAAAGAGAATTAGGTCCAAATGTTTGGGATAACCTTTGCCATACTGTTAGTTTATTTTCACTCATATTGTATATATATAATTCAAAAAATCTATTTTATAAATGTTTTATTACATTTCGTTAAGGACAAGTTCCCCAAACTGGTTTAGGTAAAACCCATGCAGGCGTACTTGTTGCAAAATTTGACGGTAATGATGGTATTAATGTTACACACCACCCACTTAAATCTTGATTAAATAATGTGTTTAGATAAAACATACTATCCATAGTAGTTACATTTGACACATTCCAAGATGTAATTCCTGAATCATTAAACTTACTACATGAACTAAACATGTTACCCATAGATTGAACACTTGACACATCCCAACTATTTGAGTTGTTTATTGTAGTTAATGAAGTACAACCAATAAACATTGCAGTTAAATCATTTGTTGAACCTAAAATGATAGTATCAGTAACTGCGGATAATTTTAAATTTTGACATCCTGAAAACCAATAACCCTGTAAAGATTGTCCCTGAAGTCCAAAATTACCCCACTGTACTATTTCACTTAATTTAAGTTTATCACCACCATTATTAAATGGTGCAAATCCTACAACTGTACCTACTATGGTTATTGTATAAACACCTGGCGACGAATATGTGTGAGTTCTATTTGCAAAAGTATTTGCACTAACATTACCATCTCCCCAATCAATAGTACCTGTGTAAGACGCAATATTATTATATGGTAAAGTTACTTGACTAGAATTTGATGACCCCGCAGAAGTTTTAGTGGTATCCCAAATACTAATAAATGCCGGTGGAGGTGTTGTGGACGGTGTAGGAGTAAAACTTGGTGTTGGTGTATTTGTTTGGGTAATACTTGGTGTTGGTGTTTGTGTCCTTGTTGGTGTTAAACTCGGTGTTATTGACGGAGTTGGGGTTTGAGTTTGAGTATTAGTTGGTGTTACTGATGGTGTTTGAGTTGGTGTTGGTGTTATACAAGAATTATATTCTGAAATAATATAATTACCATTTTCGGTTAATATGAAATTACCAAATCCATCAGTTAAAAATTCAACACATGGGTTAGTTGGCGTAATGGATGGTGTTGGTGTTTGAGAAGGTAAAAAAATAATGGTATTATTTTGTTTTATTTCAACCTTATCACCATTCTCCATTTTAACCATTAAAATACCTTGTCCGGGAACAACTAATTTAGTTCCTGAATTATATTTCCCTGATTTTTTTCTACTTGAATATCCCATATTTTTTATCGTCTACCACCGAATAACCATAAATAGTTTTCGTAGTCGCTTTTTGTTGCCTCTCGTTTAATGTTTTCTTGTTGTTGTGAAATCACAGGGTCCATAAATTGTTTTCTATTAAATTCATTTGTATTAACAGTCCATGAATTAATCATCGCCTTTGTTTGATTTGTTACCTTATTAAGCGATGTAAACGATGTTTCACCAACGTAAAGAGCCATAGCAACTGACATTATTAAGTCATCGTGTTGTCCTTTTTGGTGGTCAGGTCTTCCATTTACATAAATAAATGTATTCATTTCATTTAATAAACGAGTTGAATTTATTCTAAATCCATGTCTTAGATATTCTTCAAATGTTGCAATAATTTGAACTCTTTTAGCATTAAAATTAATTCCTGGTATTTTTTCAGTCGCCTTTGGGTCGTATTGCCATTTATTTGACACATCAACTCCGTCAACATACACATTCCTATACCCTAATTCTCTTAATCTTAAAGATGTTGTAACACCCATACCACCAGTAATATCTATAACAATAAATGCGTTATACATATTACCCCATTTAAAACATATTTCCGCCAAAGTATCAGGAGGAAGTTTTCCAACGTATTCCGCAACTTGTTCTCTTGTGTCAAAATCAACAATTTGAAATGTTGAAAAGTCTTCACTATCACCACGAGATACGTCAACACCCATAATATATTTTTTACCTATTTCAGGTTCTTTCCAAATCCATAATCCTCCTCCCATCATCTTTGTTGATGGTTCTTTAACCATATTTACCCTTAAATCTTCCAATAAATCGGAATTAAATACGTTGTCACCAGAACCAAGAAATGCACATTCCAATTCTTGATTTACTTTACGTTTGTCATATTTAAGTTTTTTTACCATTGATTCATACCAAGAAGAACTTGGTTTGTAACCCTTAGAAATTAATTGTCTGATTTCATCAAAGTTTTTTTCTTTGTTGTTATATTCAATAATTTCAACATTTGGGTATTCATTACGATTTAAATAATAATGAATAATATCTTTTACATTGATTAATGATAAATCTTTTGCATATCTTGGGTCTTTCCACCAAACCATTTCGGAAACTTTAAATTCATTCATTCCCTTTAATGCCTGGTCGTAAATTTCATAATAAATTGCATCATATCCGTTTGGTGTTGATACAACTATCACCTTACCACCTGTGGATAAGGATGCCATACAAGCCGCCCAAAAATCATCGTCAGCATCAATGTACGCGGCTTCGTCAAATATTAATATTGTTGGTGTGTAACCACGAAGAGCATCTTTAGATGTTGCAACTGCCTTAACTTCACATCCATTTGTTAATTTAAAATGTCTTTGTGAGTTTTTCTCTGCGGAAAAACCAACACCAACCCAACTAGGCCATTGTTCTGTAAATCCCCTAATTTTATTTGCAACTTCAACCGCAGTATCTAATTTGTTTGCGATAACTAATATTTTTTCAGGACTATTCTTTTTAGCAAAAACAAGTTTTTTAGATGACCAAGCAGCTGTTACTGTGGATACTCCAGCTTGTCTATACTTTAACGCAATATTTTCATTGTAATTTTCATAATCCTCAACCAAACTAATTTGGTCAGGAAATAATTCTAATGGGACATACTTTTGAACAGTGTTGTCATATGTCTGTAAATAAGTTTTAAGGGCGTATGGTGTTGATTTCATACACTTGGCATACTCCATTAAAACGGCTTCTTTAGATAAACTCATATACTATAAATATAAAATTTATCATAAAATAGAAAACCCTTCATTTCTGAAGGGTTTTAAAGTTTTTAGTTGATACCTAGTCCTTTTAAGAAATCATCAAAATCCTCATCATCATCATCGTCATCATCCTCATATTTCTTCATAGTATCTTCATACTCTTCTTCTTTAAGTTCGGCAATGATTTCATCAACCATATCTTTTACCATTTTTTTCCCTTTTGGTGAACCTGATAAAATTTCACGAGCCATTGCGAAGAATTCGTTTGGAGTAAGTTCGGCAAACTTAACAAGAAAATATTGTTGTAAGTTTCTCTTATCATCATCAAACAATTCATCAGGATATGCTTCACGGAACTTTTGCCAAATAACAGGTCCTAATCTCATATCCCAAATTTCACCAACAACTGTATCTTGTGAATTGATTACCGCTTCTTGTCTTGTCTTATCTTTTGGTAATCCGTATGTACCAGCAATTTCCATAACACCTTTAGCAAGTTCATGAATAAGGATTGGTAAGTTAACACCACGAGCCTTTACTGTTGGTGGGTCAGTCTTAGCGTCTAACTCAGACATACCATATGTTGACTCTCCACCACCTGCCATACCTTGAACCATTGAGTCAGGCATTAACCAATAAAGAGAATCTGCAAATGACATAAAGACACCATACATATTCAATAATCTTGGATTAATCGCATTTAACTCTCTGTTCAATAATTCAAACATATACGAAGATTGTTTTGCTGCTCCTTGAATAAGTGAGTTAATAAATCTTCTTTTAGCTTTTTCTAAATCAAATTTCTCAAATGAATCCATGAAATCTTCAAGTTGTTCTTGTTCTTCTTCAGAACCAAACATGTTTTCAATTTCTTCTTCACTTGGTTCTTCACCTTTAGGTGATAACTTACTTGAGTCAATGTCATTTGGTTTAACCAACTGTACATCATACTGTAATGCCCCTTCAGGAATACCAAATTCTTTTTGAACAAGTTCAATCGCAAGTTCTTCCAAATATTCTTTGTTTTCAGATTCAATCTGAGCAATTTCTTGCATAGCATTCATTACCATCATTTGAAGTCTCATCATCGAATTCTGTGATGTTACATCCTCGAGACCTGTATATCTTTTTAATCTACCAATAACATCTTTAAATCTTTGTGACGCTATAAGTTGTTCAAAGTTAGATGGTTTATCTGGCCCTTCAGGTGTGATTTCAGGAAACGCCTTACTACCTGAATGAGGGGTTTCACCTTTCTCAAATTTAGATTGGATATCGGGAGCCATTTTTTCAGGACCTTCGTATCCAATAGGTGCCTCATTAATACGATTAACCAATCGTTTTATTAGTTTTTCTTTTTTCATCTTACTCAC